ACGCCCTGCGTATACTTTATTAGCAATCTTCTCGGGGTTGCGGTGGTAGGGCTTGGCGGACTCCAGCGTCGGGAAGCGGCTCGGCCATGTCTTCATCAGCCCCTCTGCGCTGTAGTTCATGTTCTCCTCCAGCTTGGTGAAGTTCATGGACTCATGGGCGCACTGCCCGATAAACGCAGCTTGGCGCTCGGGAGTGTTGATCTCGTAGCGGTGGAAGACTTCCTCCAGCGGCTCAACCCAGTCAACGCTGATCTTGAGTTTGGCGAGGGTGTTGGCGAGGCTCATCATTTGATTGCAGGTGCTTTAGATAGGAGGTCAGTTTTAGCTTGAGAGCCAGCGCTAGAACCAAAATAATACGCGATGATGCCGGTCCATGCGGTGCCAAGGCTGCCCAGCATCATCAGGATAGGCGGGTTATTAGAGTCCACCTTGCCCAGCAGCATCATCACTAGGATGCCAAAGAACCCGACGGTGACAATCGCCGCCAGAACCGGGGGAACGATGGAACGGGTCGTAGCCTGCATCTCACGGGCAGACTTCCTGTCGTCCACCGCCAGCTTTTCAAAGTTCAGGCCCAACTCCTGCGCCTGCTTTTGAAGCTCAATCTCAGCGATCTTGACCTGAGCGATCTGCTCGGCAGTGAGCTTGTTGTTGGAGATCAAGTCCCCGACCTTCTCCGGCTCCACGCCAATCGCCTTGGAAATAACGGAGACGGCCATGCCGGCCAAGGGTCCACCCAGCGCAGTAGCGACAGTGGGCGCGATTTGTTTAAGCCATTCCATTACTGTTTACTCCTTGAAAGCATAGTTGCTGCAATTTGCAAAAGAACGCGGTACTGGTCCACATCCGGCGGTTCTTCTCTCCACCCCACAGTGATCTGCCCGACCAACTTACCCGGCTCCGGCGGTACGCCAACCCGGCACCCGTAAGTCATGCCCTTTTCCATGTACCACAACCCGATCTCAGACTGCGCGGTCTTGTAGTGGCTGCACGGAATCTCACCGGCCATGAGCGCCACAACGTCCCTGTTGTTGGCGATATTAGAAGTGAAGAGGCCCACATCCAACCCCTCGTGGGCTTTCTCCCGTCCCTGCTTGGTGTACGCCCGATGCAAGACGCGGGTGCCAAACATTGGGTTCACCTTGAATATAGCTACGACTGTAGCGTCGGTGTTTCGGAATAGATGCGCCGCCGCATCTTCCACCCGGTCCTCGGCGATGCTGGGCAACTTTTGCTGCTCCTTGTAGGCCCCGATCAGGAAGGCTTGGTTCTGCCAGATAAAGTACCCCACAAACGCAAAGATCGCCATCAGGAGGATGGCAAACAGTTTAAACGGCGAGTCCACATAACTGAGGACTTTGTCGATCAGGCTGTTGTGGTTGATCTTCTCGTCGCTCACGACATGGCCTGCTTGACGATGAAGATGATGATGACGCCGATAATCACGACGCAGATGGCACCGCCAACGATTTGCGCCATAAGAATCCGCTGGGCGACAACACGCTTGCGCTCAGCCGCAGCAATCCTCTCAGCCTTTTCTCGCGCCTGTTTGATCTTCATCCGCTCCTTGAGCATCATCTCCCATAACTCAGGGTACCCGCCGTAGACGAGCTGATGTTTGAGCGCTTCCTCTGCCTCACGCAGAGCGTTGGCCTGCATAACGATTTCCATCGCCCGAGCGGTGTCGGACTTGCCCGACTTGCCCGCATCGTTTGCAGCTTTCTGGACTACATCACGCGCATCAAAGAACTTACCAAACTCACCGACGAGTTGGTTGATGTCCTTGCCTAATTTAATGGCCTTCTGAATGCCCGCTACCGCAGCCTGCGCGGTCGCAAATGCGGTAATGGGATCGATCATGTTTTAAACCCACGCTTTAGCAGCCTCATCCCAAGTACATGGGAACTTTCCTTCGGGCAACGGCACGGGCGCTTTCCACAGGCAACTGCCCTCATCTAACACCCAGCTTGGATACGGCTTGGGCGCGATAAAGGCATCGCGCTGAGCGTCGTAGGTGTGGCCTATGCCGGCGTAGTTCTTTCGGAATGGCGTGCCGCCTTGTGTATGCACACCGCCTTTGGTGTTGTAGCTGGTGCGCTTGCATGCCAGTCCGCGAAACTCAGAGTAATACGTCTCCCAGTCCGTGCCTGCGTCATCCCGGCCAACAATAACTTCAACAACCACGTTGTTTGCATCAAGAAAAGCGTAATGCGCCATCGTTGACCTCAAGAAAAGCTAACGGTGCCAGTACCGCCGGTTACCGTCACAACGTAGTCCGAGCCCACCGTTGTCGTTGAAGAAGTCAGGCCGCCGCTGATGCTGATGGTCCAGCTTGTTGGGTAACGCAAGATGACAATGCCTGAGCCGCCCGAGCCGCCCGAGCGCACGCCAAAGCCACCCATACCGCCGCCGCCCCCGCCGGTGTTAACAGTGCCATCTTGACCGCCGTAGTAGCCAGCGTTACCGCCGCCACCAGCACCACCAAAGCCGGGGTTTTGTTGTCCAGAGCCACCGTCACCGCCACCGCCACCACCGCCGCCACGGGTTACCGCAGAGCCAGTAATGCTGGAACTCAAGCCTGCACCGCCATCAGGGCGCGTGGAACCGCCGCCAAAACCAACTTGGCTTGCGCCACCACCCCCGCCACCAGTGAGGGAGCCACCAACACTACCGCCCGGAGCGCCATCAAAACCTTGTCCGGGGATGCCGGAGCCACCAGAGGTATAGCGCGGGCCACCACCGCCTGAACCACCCGAGCCGCTGTTGCCCTGTCCGCCACCCGTGGAGGTTATGGACGAGAACACAGAGTTGGAGCCGGGAGAATCAGAGCCACCACCACCGCCCACAGTAACGGTTTGAGATGCGCCGGGGGAGATGTTAAGGGTGCCGGTTCGGTATCCGCCCGCACCACCTGCGCCGCTGGTCGTACTGTTTGCAGTCGCGCCACCACCACCGCCTGCCAGAACAAGATATTGAACGGGCACCGTGTTGGATTTGCCGTATCCGTCGGACAGAGAAATGGTGCCGGTCGGCTTATTAAATAACCGACGCACCGCGAAACTGTTCAGGTTAATACTGGCGGTCGGACTCAGGCCCAACTCCACGTTGACCTGAGACATTGAAATCGGACCCGAGGAAGGCAGCGTCATGACTTACCTCTTTCAGGGGGTGCCGTAGGCGGTGACGTTACCAGTCATGATGAAGTTGCCAGACGAGTCCATAGAGCCGACGGTGGTGGCACCATATTTAAACAACAGCTTGCCGCCAGACTCCGTGATGGTCCAGTTGGTCGTCGTCAGAGTACCGGCACCAATCGCCACGTTGTCCGTGCTCAGGGTGTTGGTGTTGGCGTTGTAGGCCAAACCGCTGTCGATGAACGGCGATTGGTTGCCCGTAGCCTGCGCGCCCACCAGAACCAAGGAGGTCGTGGTATCAGAGCTGGTCGTTGCGCTGATGTTGATGTTGGTGGCGTTGGTGGCCGTGGTGGCGGTGTCGGCATTACCCGTGACGTTGCCGGTCAGGTTTCCCGTGACGTTGCCGGTCAGGTTGCCCGTGACGTTACCAACCACCGTGCCGATGATGTGGGTGTTCTGGAAGGCAAAGTTGGTTCCCTCGGTCCAGACCGTCATGGTCTTACCGGCAGGGATAGCCACCCCAGCACCTGCGGCGGTCGTGTTACCGATCACCGTGGAGTTGTAGATCGTGGCGGTGTAGCTGCTGGCGTTATAGATGACGTAGGTCTTCTCTGCCGGAGGCGCATAGACAGCGAAGTTAGCCCCGGTGGTCGTTGTCAGGGCAATGGTCTGCTGGCGGGCCTCATCTGCGGCACCGTTTAAAGCGGTGAAGGCTTGGTTGGCCGAGATGACGGAGACCGACACATACCCGGCAATGGCCGACTCGATCAGGCCGCCAAGGTTTGTATTGGTCGTGTTACCCCACGTACCGGCTTGATCGCCCGTCGTGATCAGTTCGATCCGCAGGCTGGGGGAGTAGGTGCTCATTACGAGGCTCCTTATTGGGAATTAGGTATATTTTGCCAGCCCGGGTTCTGGGCGTCATCTATTCCAGTCCATCCCGGCGTCTGCGTGTCGGTGATATTGACCCAGTCAGGGTTCTGGGTGCTGATGATCTTGACCCAGCCACCGACGCCAAAGCTGTCAGCCAGATTGGCGTTCTCGCTGATCGCCACCGCAAATGCAGCCTGCACGGCCCGCAGATCGTTGCTGTTCAGGTTTTCCGCGAGGGAGAACAGGAAGTTAGAGACCACCGTCTGGGCATCCGCCGCAGACAGGTTCTCGATGATGGAGTCCACATAGACCAGACCAGCGATGCTCAGGTCTTCGACAGACACACCCTCAGAGACGGATTGCGCGAACTGGGCGGCAATCGACCGCACATCATCCATGTTGATGTTCTCAGCCACCGACTGGGCAAACTGCGCGGTGATGGTTGACGGGTCGTCCAGATTGGCGTTCTCAGCGATGGACTGCAAGAAGTTGGACTGCTGGGTGCTGGAATCGGCCACCTCCAGAATGTCCTCCGTGCGGGACTCCAAGGCGGCGAAGTACACCTCGTTGGCATCTGCAAGAACCGCGTCTTCCGTCACGGACTGGGCAAACTGGGCCGCGATAGCCGGGGTGTCGTTTAAATTGCTGTCTTCCGTGATGGATTGCAGGAAGTCGGACTGCTGGGCGCTGGCATCGTCCATGCCCACGTTCTCGTTCACGGCCCCAAAGAAAATGCCGGCGGTGGAATCAACATCCCCCATCGTGACATCTTCGGTCTGACTCTGGAGGAACGCGGACAGTTGGGTGCTGACGTCGTCGGAGTTCAGGTTCTCCGTCAAGGAGAGGGCAAAGTTATTCCCTGCCAGTGAGGCAAACGGTACTTGGGAAAAACTTGCGATGCCGAACATTACTTAGCTTCCAGCGCGGCCTTGATCTGATCCGGGGTAGCAGCGGCATCAATCGCGGTCTGGATCGCGGCGTACTTCTCGCGGATCGCCTGACGGGCCGCTTCAGCGCCTTCTGCCTGACCGGGAATCTGCTTGGCGATGGCCTCATCGTAGGGCTTGAATTCTTCAGCCCGAGCAGCACGGCGCATATCGTGGCCGATGGCTTTGGCTTTGGTGACGTTGATGACAATCATGCTTGGTACTCCCATGCTCCACGGAATGTTCTGTCAGACGGAACGTCAGCGACATCCACGATCTTATAAGGCTTGCCCGCCGGAACGTCTTTGGCCGCGATCTCTTCAATCGTCAGGCCGCATTCGGGGGCGGGGACAATTATGGCCACGCCATCGTCATCGGTGGGGTAAATGATGCGTTGGTTCATGGTTGGTCCTTAGCGGAAGATGGAAACACCAATAGCGGCATTATCTGAAGGGGTTTGCGAAAGGTTTGCACAGATTACTCTTATTGAACCTGTAGCCAAAGTCTGTGCCCAAAAAATCCTAGCAGCTGCCTCCAGAATATTCATTGATGCGCTGTAGTTCGCATCCGGCATCGCATTGGTAAAGTTGACCGTGTAGTCGCCCACACCGTTATCCGTGATGCTGCTCACGTTGCCGCTCGCCCTGATGGCCACAGTGCCCGTGCCGTTGAAGTTCACCCAAGCACGACAGCCGTAGGCCGTAGCGGCAGAGCCGTAGCCAGAGTTGAATTTAAACAGACCCGCGTTATCGACGATTACGGCGTCTGCACTCGTAGCCCCAGAGTTACCCACACCCAGACGCACCGTACCGTCAGGGCTGCTTGGCTGATACAGCGTGAAGTTGTTGGTGGCAGTGACCGACTGGCCGACCTGTACGTTGTTTGTCTTCAGTGTGGACATGGCTTACTCG